CCCGACACTTACGTCGGCTCCCTACAACCCGAGTCCTCCACTCAGTGGACCCGAGTTGCCGAACATTTTGAACCTTCTGTATGTGTGGTATCTCCTGGGCTGGTGAAGATCTTTGACGAGATTTTGGTTAATGCCATCGACCAGTACTCTTTGCACCAAAAGAAGGTTTCACAGATTCATGTCCACGTCTCAAGTGACACAATTTCAGTTGAAAATTGGGGAGTGGCTATTCCAATCAAGAAGCATGAGCGGGAGAAGAACCAGGATGGTTCTTCTCTCTGGATCCCCGAACTCATCTTTGGTCACCTGTTGACGAGTTCCAACTATAATGATGACGAGCAGCGCGTGACGGGGGGTCGGAACGGGTACGGCGCGAAACTTGCGAATGTATTTTCAACTAAATTTTGGATCGTTATCAGTGATGGAAAGAAGACGTACCGCCAGACATGGTACCAAAACATGAGTAAGTGTGACCCACCTATCATTGAAAACACGTCTGACGGGGTTTATGTACGTGTCGGGTTCACGCCTGACCTCAAGAGGTTCGGTGGTCTGGGTGACTTTTTCAAGGTGGCTGAGAAGCGAACATGGGACGCGGCTCTTTGGTGTCCCAAGTCCAAGGTTTATTTCAATTCAAAATTGATTGAAGTTCGAAGCCTTGAAGAGTACGCCAAGATGCACGGACTTGCAGCCTACGGATCTACGACTCTGAAGACAGTAGAACCTTTTATGGATGTAGTCATTGGACACTCCACGAGCGGCGGGTTTCAGCAGTGCTCGTGGGTGAACGGTATTGCGACGACCAAGGGTGGGTCCCACGTGGACAAGGTCGTTCAGACGCTCGTGAGTGAAATCCAAAAGGACAAGCGGTGCGCAACTCTCAAGCCTGCCCAAATCAAGGCTTCTCTTTTCGTCTTTGTCAAGGCGGTCATCATCAACCCCACATTTAGTAGTCAGACTAAGGCGGAGTGTACTTCAAAGATTTCCGATACTCCCAATTTTCCACCAAAATTCATCAAGGACATATTCGCCTCTGGAGTCCTGGACGACCTGGTGTCCAAGGGTCTGACTCTGGTCGACAAAGAGCTCAAAAAGACAGATGGGTCCAAAAAGGCTCGTATTACGGGCGTTCCGAAACTGGACGATGCCAACTGGGCTGGGACTCACAGAAGTCACGAATGTACCCTTATTGTGACGGAGGGTGACTCGGCGAAAGCCCTTGCCATTGCCGGTCTGAGCGTTGTAGGTCGAAACGCGTTTGGCGTATTTCCACTCCGGGGTAAGCCTCGCAATGTTCGGGATGCGTCTGTAAAACAGGTGACTGACAATGAGGAATTCAGCAACTTGAAAAAGATCCTCGGGCTCCAACATGGCAAAGTCTATAACTCCCTGAGAGAATTGCGGTACGGGCGTCTCATGATTATGACGGATGCTGACCTGGACGGGAGTCACATCAAGGGTCTGGTCCTGAACATGTTCCACGTGTACTGGCCAAAGCTCATCGAACTCGGATTTGTGGTTTCTATGGTCACTCCCGTCATCAAGGCGGGTAAGACGTGGTTTTTTACTGAGGACTCTTTTAGAGATGCTTGCGGCTCTAATCCTATTACTAACGTAAAGTATTACAAAGGTTTAGGCACCTCTACCAGCGCAGAAGCCAAGGAGTATTTCAAGCAGATTGACCGACTCACAGTTGCTTTTAGTGCCGATGAGCACCTAGACGAGTCTATGCGACTCGCGTTCGCCAAGGCGCTCGCGGACGATCGCAAGGAGTGGCTCAGGAAGCACATGGCAAATCCACCAGAGGGTATCCCGTACGGGACGGTCAAGACTCTGTCTGTGAGCGACTTTGTTCACCGTGACCTGTCCAACTTTAGCGCCGAGGACATCAAGAGATCCATCCCCCACGTTTCAGACGGTCTCAAGCCTTCCCAACGTAAGGTGATTTACGCGTGCCTCAAGAAGAACCTGAACCAGGACATGAAGGTGGCTCAACTTGCAGGTTACGTGGCTGAACAGACGGCGTACCACCACGGTGAGGCATCTCTCCAAGGAACCATCGTAAACTTGGCTCAGAACTTTGTGGGTTCGAACAATCTGAACCTCCTAGAACCTTCCGGACAGTTTGGGACGCGTCTAGCAGGTGGTAAGGATGCTGCAAGCTCTAGGTACATTTTCACTCGTCTCGCTCCCAAGACGAAAACCATCTTCGACCCTCTTGATAATTCTGTTCTGAAATATGTCGTGGATGATGGTCAACAGGTGGAGCCTGAGTTTTACTCACCGATCGTTCCTATGATTCTTGTGAATGGTGCAGAGGGTATCGGGACGGGCTTCAGTTGCTACGTACCACCCTTTGACCCCGAGGCTGTGAAGCACAACATCCTGTGCGCCTTGGACCAGGTACCTATGATTGCTATGAAGCCCCATTTCAAGGGTTTCAAGGGGAAGATTACCAAGACGAAGGATCATACGTGGGTCATGGAGGGGGTTGTGGCAAAGGAGGGTACGCAGCTCCACGTGACAGAGCTCCCACCGGGTAAGTGGATCCAAGACTTCAAGGAACACCTCGATGACCTGGTCGATAAGAACCTGATCCAAAAGTACGAGAATCACTCGACTGAGACGACACCAGACTTTCGCATCTGGGGTTTTGCAGGTGAAGACGCCCCGAAAGAACTGGGTCTGACCAAGACGATTCACACGAGTAACATGTACCTGATAGGACCGAACGGAGCTGTCAAGAAATACGAGAGTCCCGAGGAGATTCTTTTGGACTATATGGAAATTCGCATCGGAACCTACAAGAAACGCAAGGCGCACCTACTCAAGCAACTTGACGCGGAGGTTCAATGGCTCTCTGAAAAGGCACGATTCATAGGTTTCGTGATCAACAAGCGAGTTCAGGTACTCAATGTGCCACTCGAGGAGATTCGGTCCCAGTTGCGCACAGAGAATTTCAAGGAGGACATCTGGTCAAAGCTCCTTGATATCAAGACGTACCAGTACACACGCGAGGAGGTGCTCAAGCTCAAGGACTTGTGTGATCAACGTGTCAAGGAACGCGAACAACTCAAGGCGACAACCGTGGTTCAAATGTGGAAGAATAATCTGCGTGAGTTGTAGAGAGATGGAAAACATCTTAAATCTTGAGCGGGACTCACAAAAAAAGGTTATAAACGCCTTTCAAAACACATTGAGATTAGAACGTAGAGTTCAGACAAAAGCGATAGACTTTTTCCAAGACTTGTTTACAAATGTGACTGGGAAGCCGGTACAGCAAGGTGCACCGACACAGACGCAGACGATTGCTCAGGCTACACAAACTGCTATCGAGGCAAACATCCCTCAACAAGAACAAACTCCGACTATCCTTTCACCCGTTGAAGTGAGCGGGTTCTATAAAGTAACTGGTCCACAAGAGGTTACTTTCTATTGCATGACTGTGAACCCAGAAGGAAGTATAGGTCAGGGATGGACAGCTGTGGGTATCACAGGTATCATAGGACAGATTCAGGTAACAGGGTACAACGCGAACCAAGGAGTTATCAAGGTTGACGAAGCAAATTCGGCATCTTATCTGTGGTCGTTTACTCTTCAATCTGATACCGATCAGTCTATAGAAGGTGTACAGTACGCGACGGGTGCTATTCTTTATCCACCCGGGCAGTTTCAATTCGTCTCCCAAAAAGTGAGTGCTCCTCTGTATGGTAAATATCAAGTGATTTCGGGTGTCATAAACTTTTATTTTTCGGTACCACCCCCTCAGAATACAGGACCTGGATGGATAATTGAGAATCTTCCCGGTATAAAGTCGCCTTTGCGTGTCATGTCATATGAAGCAGGTGTCTTGACATACGACCCGAACAGTGCCGCTTTGAATGCAGGGTACATAAAAAATATTAGTGAAAACTTGGCAATTCTAGAGACGGTTGATGGGAGTCCCGCACCTTTGATAGACGTTCCAGTGTATGTTCAGGGGTCTCCGGCTATTATTCACGAAGCGTACTACACAACCACCTTTGTTCCCGGACACTTCACAACCTTCACCTATGATCCCAAGTCCAGGGTAATTTTGAATCAAAATATAAAAACAGGAAACTCTGCCCCCCTTCGAGACTTGAACACTGGCATTCCATGGGATCCACCACCCGTCCAGTTGTACATTGATCAGAAAGACAGAGGGTTTTCCCAGGGATCGGTCCTGGCACTCAGTGCCATCGGTCCACAGGAGAACTACCTCGTGAGTAACGACTTTGCGAAAACGCAATTTTCATCGCTTTATAAACAGTACACCAATTTTGTGCAGTTTCAGCGCGTCACGCCCTTTCCTCCACCCAACCCTTCGTACCAAGGGAACGTGCTCCAGATTGAGTTGAGACCTACAGAGTTGGGTCACCTTCTTTCAAACATGTACATGCGTGTGAAAATGCCAGCTCTTAAAGGCTATGTCTACTCTGCAAATATCGGACGAGCACTCATTAAACAGATTGACCTCCTTGTGAATGAAACAGTCATTGAGACTCTGTATGACGATTGGTACATTATCCGTGATCAGATCTTCCTCGACGCGGATGAGCAGTACGGTGTGAGTACAGCAGTTAACGTCCAGTCAAACATCTCAGCTCCAGTCATCGGAACTGGAGGAACAATTTCATCAAATTCTTATTCGAATACAATCCATACCTTTACGACAAACGGAACGTTTACTCTGAATACAGCCTCACAGGTGACCCTTCTGGTTGTGGGTGGAGGCGGCGCCGGTTCGAATGGTATTTATCAATACACAAACTCTGCGACAGTGTATTATAGCCCGGCGAGTTCTACCTCTCTTACGGTCCCTCTTTCGTCACTTCTGGGAGCAGCTGTCGGTTCAAACACACTCGTCACATCAAGCACATTTTCAGCTGGACCTTCATGGTCAAATATTGCGTCAGTTTCAACAACAGGTGTGACTCTGAATTTAGGATCAGCTCCTACATGGGCTTCATTCGCAACGGGGTCTTCCACAATCACAGTGGGAAGTAATGTGTTTACGGGAAGTACAGTAACTCTTTCGGGAATCAACCCAACCACGACGGGCGCCATTACAGTTTCTCCTGCAGCTTCATCAGCACTCGTGGGTCTACCAGCCACATTTGTTTCACAAAATGTAAAGTTTAGCGGGACGGTTTCGGCTGCCAACTCGTCTACAATTACAATCAACCCCATTACTGGGATTCAGTGGATTATTCTACCTTCCGGGATCAATCTGACAATTTACAACGCAAATGGTGGAGGCGGTGGAGGGGTTTTCAATCAGTCTGTGTTTTTGCTTCCAGGGACGTACCCAGTAACTGTCGGGTCGGGAGGAACACAGGTGAGTCCGAACGGTCAGACATCAGGCTTTGCCGGAAAGTACCTTGCAACTGGCGGGTACGGAGGGGCGTACGGCGGTGCGAGCGGGACTGCGTACACGTCAAGTGCGCAGTTTATTTATTCGAGCGGAGAGTCCCTGAACACAGCTTATGCATCCGGTGGTGGTGCGGCTGGTAGTGCCATAGTCACGACCGGAACTGGCACGTCAGCATTCACAACATCAGGAACACTTGGAAAGGGCGGAATAGGAGTTTTATATAGTAATGCAAATTATCCTTACTCGTTCGAGTACTATGGAGGCGGAGGTGGTGGGGCGGCAAACACGGCAATCACCGGAACTCTCGTGACCCCTGGAGGCGCTGGAGGCGGCGGTGCAGGTTCGAGTAACGTGACTGGATTTTCTTCACAAAATACAGCAGCTATAAGCGGAACGATTTATACGGGAGGCGGAGGTGGTGGAGCTTTTGGAAAGACCCCTGGAAACGGAGGTTCAGGTGTGGTTGTCATCTCGTACTCTGCATACGCCAATACCATTCCTACTTCTGAAATAGTCACACCTCTTGAGTTTTTCTTTTGTCGCAGACATTCCGCAAACAACAAGGCGCGCGAGAGGCTCCGAAGACCTTACTTCCCCCTGTGTGCTATGTGGAACCAGCGCATGTATGTACGATTCACCTTCCAGCCGAACGTGTGGTGGTGCAACGCACCTGTCGGGAGTCAGATTGACATTTATGACCCGAGCACAACTGTACTTCCGACTTTGATCACGGAAGAGATTCTCTTGAACGATGACGAGCGTATTTACTACATGAATACCCCCTTGAAGTACCTCGTACCCAGGGTCCAAAAGGAGTCGACCCTGTCCTTTTCGGGTAACAACCCTCAACTCGAGTTGACTGCCAGTTACCCAGTTCAGACCATTGCTTGGTTTTTCAGAAACAAGAACTATGAGAATGTGTCTGACGGTCGCTATTCCGACTCAAGGTACAGTTACGGCTACACGACCCAATATATCGCTACGGGCATCCAGCTTCAGTTTCCCTCGGGCAACTCTAATTTCGTGGATGTGATTAGCACGGCAAAGATTACTCTGAACAATGTGGACATTCTGAGTACTTTCCAGGGGTCTCTTTATTACTCATTCAAGCAGCCACTCGAGCATGGTCTGAGTATACCTTCAAAGAACATCTATACGTACTCATTTGGGCTCACTCCAAAAGAGTACAATCAGGGAGGTTATCTTAATTTTTCAAAACTCAATTCGCAAACGACCAATTTACAGCTCACTTTCAACCCTCAATATACTACTCAAATTACACAGGGATACAATCTGTATCTGTTTTACTACGGATACACCCTTCTGGTGTTTCAGGGCGGTTTCGCAACAACTCCTTTTCAGTAAGTAGATAGTCTAC